TTGCAAATGAGAAAAGACCTTATACTGTTAAGGCTTTAAATAAAAGGTACGCTGTATGTACTAAGCCTTTTAATTTAAAGCACACAGTATTATGTACCATCATTGATAGAGTTAATAAAATACGTGGGACTGAAAATTTAGTTTTTTGTATGGGTTTTGAAACTGCTGAAGATTGTAAAGAAGCTCTTGCAAGATTAGTAATGGGCGAAAGTGAGATAAGTGGTCGTAATTATAAATCTCTTGACATAATAAAAATAATATCATGACCATCTGGCAATACGGTGTACAAACATTCAATAACCTCTTTCGCGTTAAGAAGGAAGGTGGTAAGTATTTTTATATATCGTCTAAGTACAACGCGTGGGAGGAGCTGTCATATATCAAAGCATACTTAGAGCTACCTGAACTCAATGCGGTTATATCTACCAGTGCGCGTATGTTTGGTAATGGTGTAGTAAAGGAAGTGGATGATAATGGTACAGAGATTGATTCACCACTCGTGCAGAAGTTACGCAACCCAAACTGGATGCAGAACGGGCAGGAGTTTTTGCGCCAGACAAAAATTTTCCGGAGTATTTTTGGTAATGAATACATATACGAGTTACTTCCATTTGGTATGGATATGGAGCTTGCGAAAAAATCCGCTATCTATACCATCCCTTCAAATTGGATCAAGCCAAAGTATGATCAGGACAAGCCATACTTCTTTGAAGTGGAAGTACCTGAATCTTTTTACTATGAATTAGCATATCGTGGACAGTTAAAGAAAATACCAAACGCAAACATCCTCCACTTCAATGATGATCGTGCCGACATGGATAATGTTTACGATCATAACAATACTAACTTGACTGGTGAATCAAAACTCAAAGCGTTAACACCTGCGCTCAACAATTTGAAAATGGCTTATGAGACCAGAGGAGTGTTGCTTAAGAATCGTGGCGCGCTTGGTATACTCAGTAACGCAACGAGCGATAAGATTGGAGCAATACCACTTGAGCCCGGTGAACGTGAGCGCGTGCAGGAAGAATACTCACGTGAGTATGGTGGATTGGATGGTCAACGTCAATTGATTATTACCAGTGCTGATCTTCGCTGGCAACAAATGGCAATCAGCCCTGATAAGATGGGGTTGTTTCAAGAGACTGAAGCAGACTTCAATAAGATACTTGACGCGTATGGTATGCCATCAGAATTATTTGTGCGCACTGCTGGTAGTACTTATGAGAATCAGAAGCAAGCACGCAAGGGGGCATACGTTGACACAGTTATACCAGACGCTAATGAGTGGATCAGTGGTATCAATAATAAATATCGTAAGGGTGCGAAAACAAAATTGATAATGGATTATATGCACTTGCCGATCTTCCAGGAGGATTTGAAGTCACGCGGTGAGGCAATGACTCAGGTATTTAATGCAATGTCAAAGGCAATGGTTGATGGTGCGTTGACGATTGAAGAATATAAAAACGAGGTAAGAAAGTTTGGAATTAAAATTTAATTAATATGGAAAAACATAACAGTGTTAATGGCAGTTTAGGTATAGAAGAAAAACCTAACCATGTGTCACGTATTGTAAGACGCAAGCAAGAGCGTTTGCAAAATGAACTTGGGTTACTCCATGACAGGTTTCGAAATTCATTCATCAACTTTCTTATGGGCGATTGTATAACTGATGACTCAATCAACGAGCAGATAAAACAGTATGATGCTAAGTGGAGAACATTCTGCACTGTTAAAGGTGTTGGTGGTAATGTACCTTCAATTCTCAAAGGCTCGTTAGATAATATTTACAAGGTGTATAAAGAAAAATTAAATCAATAATATTATGGCAAAGAAAAAAACAATTACTAAAGAATCAGTGAAAGCTCAAGATGAGATTGCTCCTGATGTAGTAGAGGATACTCAAGATGAGATTGCTCCTGATGTAGTAGAGGATACTCAAGATGAAGCTGCCGCAGTGAAAACTGTTGCAAAGAAAAAAGGCTTATCGTCTTTTGGCTCAATGCTCGCAGCACAAAACGCAAAGCGTAAAGAGCGCAAGAAATTGTATGGAAAAGAAAATTAAAGAACGCATTGCTCAGGAGATTAAAGAGCGCGCGAAAAAAATTGATACAAAGCAAATTGTAAAGAAATGAAAACACCTAACATCGCCGGCAAGGAGTTATTCAAATGGTTGGTAGCTAATAAAGCGGAACTGATTGATGCTAAGAAGGCAGCAACTAAGCATGCGGATGCTACTAGCTTCAATCCTTTATCACTTACCCCTGAGGTAGCTAAAGGTAAGTACCTCTATGAAGACGATGAAGATGGTGGTAGCTTGAAGCGCACGATCATTGCCAACACATATAACTACCTTGACTCACACGGTGATGTGCATCTGGAGGGTATATTCTCCAACTCAATAGAGCAACGGAAGAACAGACCAGCACCGCATTTATATGATCATAACTTTTCAGTGCTGAGTAAAGTTGGCAAATCACTCAACTATACTGAGCGCAAAATTTCTTGGCGTGAGCTTGGACTTGGTAAGACTGGTATGACAACGGCACTCTTCCTTGAATCAGAAGTGAAGCGAGGTATGAATGAAAAAGTTTTTGACGCTTACCTTAATGGTGAGATTGATCAGCACAGTGTAGCGATGCGTTACATAAATGTTTCGCTTGCTGTTAATGACGAAGAGGAATATCCAAACGAATATAAAGTATGGCAAGAGGTTATTGGTAAAGTTGGCAACCGAGCTGAGGCTGAGAAGAAGGGTTACTTCTGGGCAATACGTGAAGCTGCTTTGCTTGAAACTTCTGCCGTACTTGAAGGGTCTAATGTACTGACACCAACATTAGGCAAAGCTGAACCGTCTGATGACACTCAGCAAAAAAATGTTCAACCACCATTCGTATTGAACAGGGTCGCGATTTTAAATAACTTTTTATAAACCAAAACAAAAAAGAAATGAATGACGAAATTCAAAAGGAGTTGGAGAAACTCTTTGGTGCTGCTGGTGAGAAAACCAAGGCAGTAATTAAAACGGAAGTGGCTGAAGCCTTATCAAAGGTTATCACTGCTGACGAATTGGAAAAAAGACTTAAGGCTGTTTCAGTTGATCCGAAAGTAATTGAAAAGTTACAAGAGGCGATTGAGAAGCAAGGGCTGGAGCTTACCACTTTCCTTGAAGGTAAGAAGAACGATGAGCAAACACTTGGCTCGGTTCTTCATGCTAATAAAGAAAAGCTGCAGGCTATTGCAAAGAACGGACGCGAAGCCGCTTTCAAAATTGTTCTGCCAGCTAATGTAGCTCGTAAGACTTTGGTGGAACGTTCGGCTGTATCGTCCTCTACTCAGGCAATGCGCTTGACTGAGATTGGTCAGCTTGATTATGTGAATGCAGTTATTAAGCCATTGTTCCGTAGCGTACAAATTTCTCCTGACTCAAACGGAGTTATCCGGTATGTAGACGAGAGCACTGCAACTCGTAATGCTGATGTAAAAGCAGAAGCAGCCGAAGCACCTGAATCAGTACAGGCATGGACAGAGCGTTCTTTGAACCTTTATAAGATCATGGATTCAATTCCTGTTACTATGGAGGCATTCAAAGATGTGAACTTCATCGAAGGTGAAATCAATCGTCTGTTGAATATCAACATGACTTTGAAAGAGGACAGCCAACTGTACTCCGGTTCTGGTGTTGCACCAAACTTGAAAGGGCTTTACACTTCTGCAACTGACACGCTGTTTGCTGCTGGAAGTTACAATGCCTCTGTTGACAACGCGAATGTATATGATCTGATTGCTGCCCTCCGTTCTTCAATGATGGGAGGTAACAAGAAGTATTCACCAACTGCTGTGTTGATGAATCCGGTTGACATCTTCAAGTATAAGGTGTTGAAAGGAACTGATGGTCATTACCTGTTACCTCCATTTGTTGGGCCAAACGGTGAGACAGTTATGGGAATGAGGGTTGTGGAAAGTGCACAAGTAACTGCCAACACTCTTGCTGTGATTGACTCTAAGTACGGTACTATCTACGAAGATGGTGGTATTGAATTGGAAATGGGTTATGTGGATGATCAGTTCACTAAGGACACCATGACCATCAAGGCTCGCAAGCGTACTGCGCTTTTGATCCGCACTGTTGATGAAGGTGGTTTCTTCAAGGTTTCCAACATTGCAACTGCAATTGCTAACATCGAAACACCTTAATAGTTGAATGAAGTAAAAATTGAAAATTAAAAAGATGAAAAAGTTTTATAACATTCTTTTATCAATCGCACTGGTAGCCTTTGCGATTGCTGGTGTGCAGGCTCAAACGCTTGCAATGTACAACTCGACCTATACCACGTTAGCTACTGACACGGCAACTAACACTGGTACGGCAACGGTTGGGAATATTGTTCCGTTGAAGCAGAATGGCGAGGCGTACTCCAGTACGGTTATCCAAGTCCTCGCAACTGATGTGAGTGGTACAACTGGTGGAACGTTATCACTTCTCGGAAGTGTTGATGGCACTACTTATAAAGCGTTAACCACTGCTGAAACTGCAACAGCTCTTGCGACTTATACAATCGCGGATGCTACTGCTGGTTATCATTGGCGACTTAATGGCTCACCCTTTCCATACTACCGAGTACAATTGGTTGGTACGGGCACGATGGTGACAACCATAGCGGCAAAGATTCATAGGAGTAAGTAAGTACAATCTAACGGATTACATTATGTTTGTTTTATCAAGCGACTTTGCGAGACTGCCTTACAAACTTCCTAATATAGAGGAGACAACGGATGAAGCTACAGCCATAGCGTCTGAGTTCAGTGTCTACATGCTGGAGAAGGAAGAATACATTCTCAAGAAGTTGCTTGGTAAAGCATTCTATGATGAGATGGTAGATCAGATTGCATTGCTTACAGCATGGGTTACTGCAACCAATTATGTAGTTAATGATGAGCGCACGTACAATAGAAAGTTATGGCGCTCGTTACAAGTGCATACAAGTAGTTCAAGTAATCTACCTGCTGAAGGTTCTGCTTTCTGGGAAGAGGTAACTGATAACGTTTGGGCAAATTTATTTTTCGGTGCTGATTATGTTTATGCGGAAAAAACTTATGAGTGGGTTGGTATGGCTGAATTACTTCGTCCATATATTTACCAAGCATGGGTGCGTGATACGTATGACAATCACACAGGTGCCGGAATGGTAGTTGCTTCGAACGAGAATGGTGTGGACATTAGTCCTGCTTTCAGAATCTCCAACGCCTTCAATAAGTTTAGTGAGTTAGCTGGTGGTCACTATTGTATTGACAACACGCTCTATGGTTTCCTTTATGTAAATGAAGATGACTATGCAGTGGAGCATGAGTACACGCCACAAGGTTTTATAAATTCTTTTGGTATATGAGGTATGTAGTCGATGATATTGGTACAGTGGTAGAAGCGATGGACGTGAGTGCTATTGATGGAGTAACTTCTGTCAAATACATATACGGTCATCGTAAGTCTATTGCTGCTCGCTTGAATACACGAGCTGAAAAGTACCCACTCATCGCACTAAAACTTGATACGTCTGAAGATGTGGTGGAAGGTATTCAGCAATTCAATTTGAACATCGTTATCGCTACGCTGACCAAAGGACAGTATACGGAAGAGCTGCGAATGGATAAAATTTTTCGTCCTGTGCTCTATCCATTGTACATAGAGTTCTTTAAACAATTGAAAAACTCCGGTCTGTTTATGTGGGAAGGCTCTCACAAGTATCCACCACATGTAAAGACAGACCGTCACTTCCTTGGTATCACTGAGCAAGAAGGCAACACGAAGTATATTTTTAATGATCCGTTAGATGGTATTGAGATTACAAATTTGAGAATTAATTCAACAACTAAATGCTAAAATAAATGGCAGCAGAAAATTGTGTAGATAAAGAAAATTTAGGAGTGACCAGATGCACGAAGTTTCCTGGGCCTCTCAAAGCTATGATCATTACGCCTCCGGGGTTTTCATTAACTCCTGCGGCAGCGTTGGTAAGTACTAACTGGCAGACTGCATTGCAAGATGTGTTGGCTGAAAGAATTTACCTGTGGCCTGAGTTTGATAAGATTGAAGATGTTAGTACTGAATCAGTTTATGACGAAGGTATCAACAGCGACATCTTAGCAGATCAGGGCAAGTATCGTTTCCGTGCTATGATCAATGCCGGATTGTGCATGCATAAAAACATGACCACACATTCTGGTAAAGGTGACCGCGTGTTTTTGATTGATAAGAAAAATCAGATCATTGGCACAGAGATGGCGAACGGAAATATCCGTGGGTTCAAACTTGGATTGCTCAACACTGAGAAAATTAAAATCAGTGATGGAGCGGCAGGCACTTACTCACCAGTGTACTTCGTTTTAAAAGACGAGACTGAGTTGAGCAAGAAAGGTTTGATTGTAGATGGTCAGGATTTTGTTAATGAGTTACTAAGCATCGTTGACGTTACGCTTGAGCTGGTTGGTTCGGTTTCATCTTCAACCATTGTGATTGACGCCTTCATCAGTTGCGATGAGGATACTCCTCTGACTGGATTGATTGCGGCTGACTTCCTACTCTTAACAGATGCAGGGGCAGCGCAAACTAAAACACTTGCAGAGTCTAC